CCTTCCCAGGTGGTAATACTGAAGCAACATCCTCCGCTGCTTTTCTGCCAGCCTCGTCTCCGTCAAAGAAGAGAATAATTTCTTGATAGCCTTGGAAAAGGGGAATTTGTTTTTGAATATCTTTTTTAGCACTAGCTGCTCCGTGTGGTAGTGATACATGTGGCCATCCAGTCATTGCCTCATAACCAGAAGCAGCGTCTAATTCACCTTCATAAACAATGATCCGTTTACCGCTACTAGGAAATAGATGCTGACCAAACAGAGTATCAGTACTGTTGCCTTCATAATAGAAGTCCTTTTGTTTAGTCTTTACCTTTGCTCCCTGAAGTATTCCGTCGCCCGTGAAATAATGGAAGCGTAGAAGTTCTCCGTCTCGGAAGATTTTGTAGAATTGATTTGTCTTTTCTGATATCCCTCTTTTTTGCAACCGTACGGCTGATCCTTTGAGTTGTACATTGGTAGACATTTGTTGAGTGTGTGTATTTTCCCCAGTCCCTGGGGTGCGGGCGTGACATACAAAGCAGTAAGTGTGGCCATCTGTGTATTCGCTTTTAGCGTCAGATGAACCACAATTCTCACATGCTGTATGCCTAACGAATTCGCTCTCTATATGAGCCATTCCATTGGTATGTTATGCCAAGAGGTCCAAGGAATATCGTGCTTCTCACACCACTTGGCGTATGTAGTTTTAGATTTCTTAGTTAAAGTATTGAATGGTGATTGAAAGACCATCCTTATATCTAAGTATGGATTCTGTTCTTTAACAGCTTTCATCTTCCTTCTATCTGCTGAATCCCAATAACCTTTAGTCTCTAAGTAGACACCATTAGGTAATAAGAAGTCAGGCGTGTAATGATGTTGTATTTCATATGGAACCCTAGTTGGTTCATACTCATAATCAATACCTAACTCACATAGTAAATCTGATACCTTCTCTTCAAGTTGAGACCTGAACATTAGAAGTCATCAGTTGCAGCAGCAGGTGCTTCTTCAATATTAGGCTCACCAGCCTTAAAGCCAGTAGTCTTGCCAAACAATTCAGCAACACCTGCTTGATCTAAGTCTCCAGTATCTACACCAGCTCCACTTTGAATGGTTACTAGCTGTACACCAGAGAGCTTCAGAGACGTTCCATATGAGATTCCATCTCTTAGTAGGTAAGGCTTCTGTATAAAGCCTAGCTTGACCGTAGACCCTGCATAGACAGGAGTATTAGGATCAGTAACTGGTACGCCTTCAGTATCCACCACAGGTGGTCTTTTATCTTCTGACCATGAGAACTTAATGATGTATTTACCATCACTAACTTCTTCCCAAGGCTCAGGCTTAAGTGATGATCTCTTAGGGTTCTTGAGTTTAGACTCAGCCCACTTAAGACAATCAACTCTTTCTTCTTCTAACTTATCTATCAAGTCTTTACCTACTACAGCTCTTAAGCTATAGCCGTATTGACTAGGTTTCATTACAGCCTGATAACCCTCTAGTGTTACGGGATCAGATGTGACGTGTATGTTTCTCATTAACAAAAAAAGTAAGTGGATTCAATTACTGACTCTGGTTGTAAGTCGCCAATAATCGGTGGTTCAGACTCTGACCCGATAGCATCGGCAAAGTCTTGTAAAACATCATGCTCTGCGAACAGGTGCATGTAAGTATCTCTCACAATGTGAGACAATGTAGACATATCAGTAGCTCTACATAAAACACTGTCATGTATTAGTGCTATTGGTGCATTGAACTTTGTAGCACTGATATGTAATAAAGATGCGTCTAATGAATGTATTAGATTAGGAGCTGTAGCGTTCTTGTGATGAGATAAGTCTACTCCTCTCTCACCATTAGCTACTTTAACTTGACATCTTCCAAGTAATTTAAGTTCTATAGTCTTAGTATTCTTTTTCATGAGACGTTGAGTAACTCTAAAACCAGATGGAGTTTTCCAGACCAATTGATCTAGACCATCCTTGATAGCTTTAGTTACTTCTTGTTCTATCCATCTCATGACTCGCATAGGGCCAGGTACAACAATTTCCATTGCGTCCCTAACTGCTTTAACAATCTCAGTTAATTCATCCTTATCTATCTCTACACCTTTCTCTTTCAATGCTTCACGTATGTACGATCTATTTGAAAAGGGTTTAGCGTTATAAGGTATGGTCATTACTGTGCGTTTCGTACACTTGCGATCCCAGTGAGGACGTACCTTCTCAGGTATATTTGGTAATGACTTTTCTGCTATTAACTTATAGACATCTTGTGGTTTCTCACTAGGAAGTACATTGACCATCGCAGCAGTGGACTTATCCCTTGCCATTCCTGCCAGAATTTGTATTCCAGAACAGGTGGCGTCAGTGGCCACACATAATCCAGTAGTGGTTCGTGAGTGTGTTAATACAACAGTGTGGAATTCCTCACATGCTGCTAGGAATTGCCAAGGTTCTTCAGCATTTTCCCAATCTCCAATATTCCCTAGTGGATCTGTAGCTACACGTTCAATTCTTGCTCTGTTCTCAGGTATGAATGGCCATGCTAATCGTTCTTGAATTGTTGCCTTATCCTGACCACTTGTAGTGGCTACTTGAAAGGCTAACCATTCCTTACCATCGTCTGTTATTTCTGCTTCATCAGCAAATCTAACTAGACTCTTACCCCAGTCAGTGTCTTGTACTGAGAGGAATGAAGGTAATGGATAACATCTACCCCTGTAATCAAAACTCCAGGGAATATAATATTCCTTATCTTTAAATTCATCTATACAATTCATTATCATCCGTGTCCTACAAGACACACGGAATTCATTAGCGTTAGCGTTATTAGCGTCTCTAGCTTTATTCTTCCATTCCTTCCTAGCTAACTCATTTGTAGATATATCAAATGGCTTAGGAGGAATCTCATGATTGATGATTGGCCTGAACTTACCAACAGTTATTCCTTTCTCATTGAGAGCTTTAGAAACCTTGATGGTAAAGGGATTTAACCGATACTTAACTTTCTGAATTTTATTCAGGAAATCGTATGGTGTTTTTCCCTGTATAGGGAAGGGCGGCCCCCTTCTAACCATCTCATGACAACGTGTTAGAGCGTTGAGATAGTAACCTCCATCCTCATCATGTGTCCAATCTCTTGGCGGGATGAGCATAGGCCAACTTAATGGGCTGAATAACTCAGCTAACTTAACGATCTCATCCTTGAATTTAGAAAAAGTATCAGTAGCAAATAAGTATTTATCTGTACGTTTACGTGAGTATTCATCATATGTACTAAACCATCCAGAGGATTCACATAAGCAATCCAAATACCAGCCGCCAACCTTGACGTAATAGATAGAACTCCAGTGTTTCCACTGTTCAATATCACATTTACTGATAACAGTTTGCATTGCCTTACGCTTATATTCAGTACCTTTTGATTGATGCCAATAGTTTTCTTTTAGTACCTTGAATAAACCTGGAGCCGTGCTTTCGTAGTGTCGCATCTGTAGCTCGGCTTCCATCGCTCTACCTATTGACTCCGTTATGTTTGCTACTGTCTTATCTTTTTTCTTAGCAGAGAATACTTTATCGAATGTTAACTTAAGAGTTATAGCAGCAGCTGATTCAGGATCTAGCTTCAATACATATTCATTTAGTAATCCTCTTTGATATCCAGTAGCAACCTTCAAGCGTTCTTCCTTCTTACTGTTAATACTCTCTATGAATTGAGGTAATAAACTATCAATGGAAGCGTTGCCATAACATGTAGCAGAGGCGTATGATTGATCTTCTAATTTCTTAGTTTGATCAGTTAATCTTTGTAAACCACCATTGATTTGCTTACGTTCGAAACTCTTTTGCATCTCAATTTGAGCTTCAGTTACTATCATTAATACCGCCCTGGATAAGGTGATTTCATTTATACCTAAGTGGATATATAGATAAAAGAAGATAGGCCAAGGATTTCTCCCTGACCTATCCATTCATGCAATTAAGTCTCTCCAGAACCTAAAACCAGCGCGTCTACCAATTCCGCCAGATGGGCCTGTCATACCAAGGCTTTTGCCTGGTACTGGATGATTATAATCCAGGGGCGCACGGAATTGCGTGTTAGAGATGCCAGTAACTTCGTTCTGAAACATGACTATTAGTCGAGCGTGGTCGTCTAAATATTGTTAATTGCGGACTGTCTACTCATATCAGTGGACTTGGCATAGATGAGTGTGGTCTCTATCGCTGAGTGACCTAACATTGCCATTAATTCCCTGAAATGTGTGCCAGCTTGTACATGCCAAGTAGCGAAAGTATGTCTCAATGAATGAAAACAATACCGTTCATCTAATTGCATATACTTTCTAACTACGTTCTTGAATTGTCGTAGTAATTGATGACGATCATGGAAACAATCGCCAAAGATTTGTACATTCGGAGAACAATATTCTAGTTTCTCCATCAGTACAGGTTTGAGTTCATTATGTATAGGAACACTACGAGCTTTACCTGATTTAGTTTTAGGTATGTTGATTACATTGAGATGTAAATCAATATCCTTAGCTTTAACACCAAGTATCTCAGCTTGCCTCATCCCTGTATATGCACCCATTAAGGTGATATCAGCTAATGAATCATTCTGAAACTCATTACGTGCTACCCATACAATTCTTTCAACTTGTTCCTTAGTAAAGTAAGCACGTACTGAATCCTCTTCTTTGTATCTCTCAAAACGAGGGACTTCAAAGTCAATTACTTCATCAGTCTTACAGTGATTTAGAACAGTTGATACAGCAGAGATGAAGCGATTAACTGTTGCGTTAGTCTTGCCTTCATCAATTAATTCTTCACAACATTGACGCAAGATTGCCTGCCTTAATTTATCAGCAGGAAATGATCTTCCTCTCAGCCTTGTGAAATAGCCAGCGTAGATACGCGCAGCTTGAGCACCTCCGCCACGTTTCCACGTAGCGCGATTGGAAAGTGTGTAATCTAAACACTCTCCCCATGTTTTTAATTCATTCATAGAGAATGGCTTTGATTTGGTTTACTAAGTCCTCACCTTTTTTTGTGAGTGATAGTATTTGTCTCCGTTTGTAAGCGGGATCAAGGGACTTACGGATTAAACCCAGCCCAGGTTTATTTAATCTGTGCCTGTTACTTAACCAATCAGTATTTCTTGAGCTACTAGCCATGGAAATGTTTAAGTCTTCTTCTAGTGCTTGCTTATGACAGTCCTTGTGTGAGGCAACGTATAACAATACCGACATTAATTGCGCAGGAAACTCTCTATCATAAAGACGTAGGAGGTTGATTACTTTCATCAATCTCTCCATTCTTTTGTCCGTCACTTGGCGACGAAGAGGGTCCATGATCCTTGTGTACGCCTCCGTATTCTATACGTAATTTTCCTAAGTGGATCTGAATGTCATTAAACTTTTCATCATCGATACCTATGTATAATGGTCCTAGTGAGAAGATAGTGGTCATCTAGATACACTAGTCATTAATGCCTAAGTGTGCTTG